GGGCGGCGAGACCCCGATGTTTTTGGGGGTAAAACTCGAAAAAAATCGACCATTTCGTTACGCATTACAGCCGTAGTTGTACTACCGTTATAGCCGTAGAGCCTTGAAAACAGGGCGTTCTGGCCGCTTTTTCAGAAAAATAAAAAAGGAACACAAAGGAACATTCACTTATGCTAAAATAGTAGCGTGGAAGATTGAGCGAGGACGACGGCGCTTACCCATAACAGGCGGCTTACGAAGCGGCCGGGTAAGACTATGGAGCTTCGCTCTTTCTATTTGCATACGGAGGTCAGCCCATGAGAATGGAAAAGCGCAGGCTTTCGGAGCTTACGCCTGCTGACTACAACCCACGCAAGGCGCTAACCCCGGAGGACGAGGAGTACCAGAAGATAAAACGAAGCATAGAGAAGTTCGGGTATGTTGATCCTATTATCGTAAACGAGGACGGAACGATCATAGGAGGGCATCAGAGAAGAACCGTACTTCTTGACCTCGGCTACGAGGAAGTAGAAGTTATAGTCGTTTCCCTTGAAAAGAACGACGAGAAGGCCCTGAACATAGCCCTTAACAAGATTACGGGCGAGTGGGATGAGAAAGCCCTAAAGGACCTTCTTGTAGAACTTGATCTTTCAGAGTACGATTTCACGCTTACCGGGTATAGCCAGAAGGAGCTGGACGACCTTATAGAGCTTACGGACTTTGAGGCAGAAGTTGAAGAAGATCACTTCGATTCAGAAGCCGCCCTGCAGGAGAGCAAGGAAACGGAGTCCATAGTTAAGCCCGGGGAGGTTTGGCAATTAGGGAATCACCGCCTGATGTGCGGCGATTCTACCAAACTTGACGACGTACACAAGCTCCTCGGAGAAGAACGGCTCGACCTTATAATTACGGATCCTCCGTACAACGTAAACTACGAGGAAAAGGCAGCCGCCTTAAATGAATACCGGCCGAACAACAACGGCGCGATGAAGATTGAAAACGACCTGATGGACAAAGGGTCGTTTTATTCGTTTTTGCTTACCGCTTTTCAGAACATGGAAAACTACATGAGAGACGGAGCCGCTGTTTACGTGTTCCACGCAGACAGCGAAGGCTTGACCTTCCGTAAAGCCTTTGATGATGCAGGGTTACGGCTTTCAGAAGTTCTGATCTGGGAAAAGAACAACTTCGTTTTAGGAAGGCAGGACTACCAGTGGCGACACGAGCCCATCCTTTACGGATGGAAGGAGGGAGCCGGTCATTACTTCGTAAACGACCGCACGCAGGACACCGTTATATTAGAGGACGATGTAGACTTTGAGGCCATGAAGAAACCGGAGCTTGTGCAGTATATAAAGGATCTAATCCATAAGTACGCAGACCAGACAACGGTTATCTTCGAGAAGAAGCCCATGAGCAGCAGCTTACACCCTACCATGAAGCCGCTTGAACTTATAGCGAAGTTCATGAAGAACAGCAGCAAGCGCGGCTGGAACGTAGGAGACTTCTTCGGAGGTTCAGGATCCACCCTGATGGCAGCGGAGCAGTTAGAAAGAAATGCCTTCCTGATGGAGTACGACGAACACTACGCTTCCGTAATAGTAAAGCGCTGGGAGGACTTCACCGGGAAGAAAGCAGTAAGAATAGAGGAATAACGATATGGCAGACGAACAGGAATCGAAGGGTTATGCCAGCAAAGACACAATCTGCCGCCTGTTCGGTTTGTCCGGACGACGGATAGAACAGCTTGTAGCGGATGGCATCATAGACAGAGTAAAGACAAAAAGCGGCGAGGTTCGGTTTGAGCTTGCGCCTACGATACAAAAATACGTTAAGTATCTTTCAGACAAGGCTTACGGCCGTGAGCGTTCAGATAAAGAAGCAGAGCTAAAAGAACAGAAGCTCCGGGCAGACGTAGCCCTGAAAGAATCACAGGGCGAACTTCACCGCCTGCGCACAGAGATCGCGCAGGGTAATTACATATCGGTTGAAGAAGTTAAAGCGGATTACAGCCGCTTTTTTATTGTCTTTAAGAACTTTGCTCTTTCCATTCCCGGCAAGATGGCAGGGCGATTGTCGGGGTTCGTTGATCCCGTAGAAGTACGGGAAATAGAAAACGAACTGCAGAAAGAGGTTAAGAAACTTCTTTCAGATTTCGTTACGAGGGCGACTACCGAAAAGGCGGAGCCCGAAGATGTAACGAAGCCTAAAAAAGTAGGCAGGCCGAGGAAGAATGCCAAGAAATAAGTTTACCGTCAAGCAATATCAGTACGAAGCCCTGCAGCTTCTTTGTCCGCCCGAACAGCTATCTGTTTCAGAGTGGGCGGAGGAGTACAGAATACTTGATGCAAAATCAGCGGCCATGCCGGGAGCATGGAGCAACAGCGTAACGCCTTACCTTGTAGGCGTTATGGACGAGTTCAACAACTACGAGACAGAGGAGATAATCTTCTGCAAGCCGACCCAGATCGGAGGCACGGAAGCCTTACAGAACATGATCGGCTACATAGTTATGCAGGACCCGTCCCCTACTATGATAGTTTACCCCACGGACACACTGGCGAAGTCCGTTTCGGAGAACCGCTTACAGCCGATGCTTAAAGCGACACCCGAGATAAAACGTAAATTCGATGAGAATTCCTCCTTATTGGAATTGCAGTTCGAGGGGATGTATCTTTCACTTGTTGGAAGTAACTCCCCTTCCGGACTTGCCAGCAAGCCTATACGCTTTCTGATGATGGACGAGGTAGACAAGTACCCCGGAGCATCAAACAAGGAAGCGGATCCGATAAAGCTCGCAAGAGAGCGTACAAAAACCTTCCATAACCGGAAGATATACATAACTTCAACGCCTACATTAAAAACAGGGCATATATGGCAAGCCAAAGAGGGCGCGGACATTGAAAAGCACTATTTCGTGCCTTGTCCGCACTGCGGCGAGTATATAGAGTTCGCGTTCTCGAACATTCGCTTTCCGAAAGACGAGGGCATGAGCTACGCAGACCGCGCGGAGCTTGCCGCTTATGTGTGTCAGAAATGCGGCGGCATCATAACCGACAACGACAAGCACAATATGCTCCGTTTAGGCGAGTGGCGCACCGTAAGACACAATACGAAATACGCAAGAAAAGTAGCGTTCTGGCTAAACACTTTGTACTCGCCGTTCGTTCGGTGGGCGCAGATCGCGAAAGAGTTCTTAACCAGTAAGGACGATCCTGAAGAATTTCAGAACTTCGTAAACTCATGGCTTGCGGAGCCGTGGGAAGATACGAAGCTAAAGACGAGTTCCGATCTTGTACTTGAAAGACAGACGGAGCTCCCGGCGCTTACCGTTCCTTCATGGACGAAGATGCTTACGGCAGGGGTTGACGTTCAGGAATCTTCGCTTTACTGGAGCATAAGGGCGTGGGGCGATTACCTTACAAGCCAGAACATAGCGCACGGGCAGGCCTTATCATTCGGAGAAATAGACAGGGTTATGAACCTTGAATATTACACCGAGGAAGGTGTGCCTTTTATTGTTCGACTGTGTCTCGTGGATTCAGGAGACCAGACCGACGAGGTTTACGATTTCTGCGTACTTCATTCAGACTGGGCGCTGCCCGTAAAAGGTTCAAGCCACGCGCAACTGTCTCACTACAAACTATCGAAGATAAACAGGGAAGGCAGCAGCGCAAACGGTATGACGCTTGTCCTTGTAGACGGCGGCAAGTACAAAGACATGATCGCCGGAAGGATGCAGAAGCCGAACGGCAAAGGTTCATGGATGGTTTACGAGGGCTGCGACGAGGAATACGCCCAGCAGGTAACGGCAGAGCACAAGGTCAACGTTAAGAAGAACGGCGTTGTAAGGCAGGAATGGACCCCGAAGCATAGTCACGCGGATAACCATTACCTCGATACCGAGGTTTACGCGCTTGCGGCGGCCGACATTTTAGGCGTAAGAACCTTGCACCTGCAGAACGAAGATGTTCCTGACAGGCAGAATATACCGGAGAAAGTACCGGAATCAAAAGAAGAACAGTGGATAAAAGCGAACGAGGACTGGATTCAGAAAGGAGGCGGCTATGGCGGATAACGAGAACGTACAGCAGACCCCGGAGCCCACACCGGCACCGACACCTGCTATTCCCACCACTACAAAAGAAATGCTTGAAAGCGTAAACGCCGCCATATACGCGGTTGCCGTAGGAGGCCAGAGCTACAAAATAGGATCCCGTTCTTTAACAAGAGCGGACCTAAAACAGCTATATGCTATAAGAAACGACCTTATGGCGCAGGAAGCAGCGGAGAACTCGTCGGGCTTGCTTGACGATTGCTACGTTGCAGTATTTGACGGGAGGTAAGCGAGATGGGATTTATTGACAGTATTGTCGCTGCCTTTAGCCCGGAAGCGGCATACAGGCGCGAGGCATACCGCAGAGCATACGAGGAGTTAAGGAACTACGATGCTGGAGGTTTCGACAGACCAAACCAGAACTGGAGAGTCGGAAACCAGAGCGCAGAGGTAACGGACCGGTACAGCAGAGACGAAGTAAAGGCCAGAGCCCGAGACCTTGAACGGAATTCAGACATAATGAACTCCGTTGTAGGAGCCTTCAAAAGGAACGTAGTAGGATCCGGATTTTCCATTCAGGCAAAGACCGAGGAGCCGGATCTGAACAAGCAGATCGAGAAGGCATGGAAGCGCTGGTGTAAGAAACAGAACTGCGACGTTACCGGAACGCAGAGCTTAAACCAGATTATAAGAATGGCGGTTGAGCGAAAGAAGGTAGACGGCGGCATCTTATTTGTAAAGCGGTACACAAAGGACGGTTTCGTGCCGTTCAAGCTGCAGATGATCGAGGTTGATGAGCTCGACAAATATGCAACCGAGCCTAAAGAAGCAGGCAACAAGGTTGTAGGCGGCATTGAGTACAACAGCTATAACAAACCGGTCGGCTACTTTATCAGGCAGTACGACATTGACGGCTATTCTTTACGGGATCCGGTTTACGTTGAGGCGAAGGATGTAATTTTCTACTTCACCAAAAAGAGACCGACGCAGCTCCGAGAGATGAGCGACATGGCAGCAACGATAACGAGAGTAAGAGACGTTAACGAGTTCATGATGGCTGTGTCCGTTAAGGAGAGAATAGAAGCCTGTCTTTCAGTATTCATTAAGCGCAGCATACCGACGCAGGGAATCGGAAGGCAGAACGGAGCGACAGACAGGACTTCATACGAAGGTAAGCTGCTTTCGCCCGGTATGATCAAAGAGCTTAACGCCGGAGACGAGATACAGGTTGTAAACCCTGCCGGACAGGGCGCAGACGCTACGAGTTTTACAAAGCTCCAGCAAAGACTAATCGGAGCCGGACAGGGCATCAGCTACGAGGCTACAAGCCGAGACATGAGCGAGGCTACTTATTCCTCCGCAAGACAGGGTATGATCGAGGACGACCTTACTTACGGAGAGGAGAAGGAGCTTCTTATTGAGGTGCTGGATGAGATATATGAAACCTTCGTTATTTCAGCCGTTCTTTGCGGCGCTATTAGTATTCCCAGCTTCTGGGATGAGAAGGAACGTTATCTTTCCCACGACTGGACGCAGGAGCCTAAACCGTGGATCGATCCCCAGAAGGAATCGAACGCGAATAAGACGGCACTTGCTACCGGACAAAAGACCTTTAAGCAGATAGCCGCCGAGAACGGACGCGACTGGCGCGATCAGGTAGACGACATCGCAGAGGTAATAGAGTACGCCAGAGAAAAGGGCGTAAATATGGAAAACATACTTTTCGGGATTAAGGAGGAAACGGATGAACGACGAGAAGATGATGAGTAGGGAAACCGAACGCAGCGGCACATTACAGCGTTTCCTTACCGATTGCTCGATAAGGGCGGTTGAGGGCGAAGGAAACGGAAGGAAGTTTACGCTTTCTTTCAGCTCCGAGGAACCTTACGACAGATGGTGGGGAACAGAGATTCTTTCGCACGACGAAGGAGCTGTAGACCTTACCAGATTAAACACGATCGGCTGCGTTCTTTATAACCATAACCGGGATAAGGTTATCGGTAAGATTCTTTCAGCAAAGATCGAGGGCAGCAGAGGTATTGCGGAGATCGAGTTTGACGAGGACGCGGAATCAGATGTTGTCTATCAGAAAGTAGCGAGCGGCACCTTAAAGGGTGTGTCCGTAGGTTATATGGTTGAGGTTTGGGAGGACGTGGCGGCAAACAAGAAGTCGAGCGACGGAAGGTTTACCGGACCCTGCAGCATAGCCACCAAGTGGACACCTTACGAGGTTTCGATCGTTAGCGTTCCGGCGGATCCGACAGTAGGAGTCGGAAGAAACCACGAGCCGGAGAACAGGGGAGTAAGCGGCTTTTACTACAACGAAAAGCAGCTCCAAATAAACACTAATTTACTCAAGGAGGTAAAAGAGCAATGAGAAAAAAGTGGATTCAGAGACAGCAGGAGCTTCTGAACACGGCAAAAGCCGCTGGCAGAGAGCTTACTGCGGACGAACAGACCGAATTCGACGATTTACAGCGTAAGATTGACGAGTTCGATCAGAAGGAAGCAGAGCGTAAGGCGAAAGAGGAAGCTGAAAAGGCATTGAATGCCGACACAGAAAACCTCGACGAAGTACGCGAAGCAGAGCGCAAGGCGGAGAGAAACCGCATCCGCGAGATCGAGAAGATGTGTAACCACTTCGGCGTAGAAGCAAGGGAGTACATCGACAACGGAACTTCCGTTGAGGCAACAAGAGCAGCCGTTATGGAGAAGCTCATGCAGGACGGAGCACCCATCGCATCAGCAGGCGTGGTTGAAGTAACCGCTTCCGGCGAGGACAAGTTCAGAGATGCAGTTTCAGACTCGCTCCTTATGAGAGCAGGTATTGAGCTTGCACATCCTGCAGACGGCGCAAGAGAGTTACAGGGTCTTTCCCTTCGCGACATCTTCATTGAGTGCGAGGAGAGAGCAAACGGAACAAGAGGTCTTAACCGTAAGACCAACGACGAGCTGTTCACAATGGCTCAGAGACAGTTCTTCAATCCTACCGCAGCTTTCCCTGCTATTCTTGATAACGCGATCAACAAGGCATACGTTGAAGGTCATAAGACCGTAGCCGTAACCTTCGACCGCATCACCAAGAAGGGTAGCCTTAAAGACTTCAAGACCGCTGACAACAACTACCTTGCAGGTCCTGTAGGCGAGTTCCTCGAGGTTCCTGAAGGAAGCGAGCTCAAGC